CTCACGGGTGACCGCTAGGTCCACGATACGCTCTGACGCCCTGCATTCGTCGCATTCAGTGGCCCAGTTTCCGCGGGCGCCCCGCAGCGCCTCTTCGATCCACGGCATCCGCTTCACGTTGTAGCGGTATAGTGGACTCCGCCGGAACTGCTCTGGAGTAATACCCTGCCGTTTCAGCCACCGCCGCAGCGCACGTGGGTTCCGGGGCAGTCCAGCGTCCCAAGTTCGCTTGGTCCAGTCTGCGTTCATGGGGTCCGCGTCAATGTTTACGCGCATCAGCTCATCTCCTGATAGTACGAGACTTCATCTATCCCTCCGAGGATTACCACCTCGTCCTCCTCCATGCAGCCGAACCCACTCGCATAGGTCGCAATCACTCGCGCCACTGGAACCCGCGCAGAGTACACCACAGAACAGACTCGGTTCCCCGATTGCCGCCACTGAGTGACAGCCCACGCCAACACTGGGTTTGCTGTCCAGCTACTGAGTGGCTGGGAGCGCACCGTAACTCGGCCTTCTCCTGCCCGTCTGGTCGGCGCCTTATCGGGGGGGAGTGCCTCGCCCCTGAACAAGGTCAGCTCCGTCACCCCGGCAGCTTGCAGCCTCTCCTGGGTGTGATCGTACATCGTCCGTATGAACGCCCGGATGGCAGGGCGGTACGCGTCCTCATCCAGAATCGCCCTGGCCTCCTTTCTGGCGGTCGCACCCATGTGCCGAATGGAAGCGTCCTCCAGTCCTAGCTCTTCTGCTGCGGCGATCTGGACCGCTACAGACCACGGATGGTTATCGCCCGAACTAGCCGCCCAGGTGGAAATCAGGTACGCGGCCGCGTCAACATCGTCATCGCCTGTCCTGTAGCTCTCGTTGCACATGATGGCCAGCAACTGCCGCGCCTGTTGCCAGTCGGGATTGTCGGCGAGGCGCTTCGCCAAGTCTTTTGAAATAGAATACTTGACGTACGCGGGCATGGAATGTTGCCATTCGTGTGGGAGGTGCGGCCATAGATGCAGCCTGTCAGCGACGTTATTCAGTTCTTCACTAGCGCTCCATGCCTCGTCGCTGCCGGGCTCTGTGGCGCCCCACCACTGCAAGATCTCGGCGAGCTCCCCTTCATGACTGGCGAGGTCCGCCAATATGTTCTGCTTGGTGTCGATGGGCATCTCTGCGAGACATCTGATGTGCACCTCATGCGTGTTCTGTGGCATGTCCCGCAGGAGCGCACGCCGCAGCCGATACGCCTCGGCATCCGGTTCGGGCACCTCATGCGGGTCGGCGGTCGCCACACGCAGTAGATGCGGCCATGATCGCCGGGTGGTGGTGGGTTCCTCAGGCGCTCGTTCGCGGCCCCGGCGGGTGTGCCCACGGACCGGCTTCCCGCCCCGCATGTGCGCCTTGACACGCACTGTCGCCTTCTCGATGCCGTCATCAGGCACCGACCGCGCTCGGCCCCGGGCCACCTCCCGCACGATCGCGGCCAGCGTCTCCTGCGCAGTCGCGCTCCGCCCAACGGCCTTCCGCCCGGTCATCGTCTGGTAGATCCCCTGGACCAGCCGCCAGTACCGGTCACTGTCCTCGGACACGTCCGGATACTGCTCGCGCACCCGGCGCTTCGCTCTGCGCCACAGTCGCTCGTTGCTACAGGGCATCGCCCATACCTCTCCGGCTATCTGTAGTATCGCACGATCACGAGATGCGCGTCTACGGTCACGTTCTGGGCTGTGTTGCCGCCGGCAGTGACCCGGACGTGGCGGAATCCCTGCGCCGGTAACTGGACGATACCGCTCGCGACGCCATTGTTCTCCGTGGAGCCCGTGATAGGGTCGCCGCAGCTGTACCAGTCGGTCCCGTTCGGACTGACCTCTACGCTGATGGTCGCGGGGACAGTCGGCCCCGTCGCGCCATTCGTGATTTTCGCAGCCAGTACGATGCCGTCTGCTGTGTCACAGGCTACCGCTTCTGTCACCTTTGCCGCGGCACCAGCAGTCAGTGTGACACCGTCGAATACTTTCCGCGCCTCGTTCACCGGCATGATTCCGCCTCCATCACCGCGCCGCTTTCCTGCGCGGTCTGTACGTTTTGGACGTGCGCTTAGCGCGCTGGGCATAGCGGCGCCGCTCTGCGTGCGCGTGCGCACGCGTGACCACGATGCCGCCGTCTATGCTCTCTGCAGTCCCCGTGAACGCCTTCGGCTGGAGCGACCGGAACTGGCGCTTCGCCGGGCCACTCTGTGGTGCGCCCTCCGGTCGCCCCGCCTGCACCAGCCGGCAGTGACATCTAGTCGTGCACGCTAGCGCCCCGGATTGGGGGAATACACCCAGCCGCGCCAACTCCTGCGCCTGGTAGACACCATTCCCCCAGCGGCCACCTGGGGGGAATCCCATGTACTCGATCGTACGGCCGCTCTGCGGGGCGATGCCATCCCGGATGAGACTGTCCCAGTCCCCTACCATGTACGCGCAGTCCGGGCATGGGATCTCGCCGCGGTCGGGTATCGGGATCCGCCCGACCCACTTTACGTAACGATCCGGCGACTGGTCCGCGTAGACGTACCCCATCCAGTAGGTCTCCTCAAGGGCGTTGCCGTACAGCTCTGCCCGGGAGGCATAGGGCATGGTCCCCTCCCGGTGCTCCAGGTCGGTGATAAAATTGTCTAAATATGCGTACTCGTTCGCGCGAACGCGGTCCACCACGCGGTTCTCGTTGTCCAGCATTCCGCGTCCGGCCCCGCCGGCACGCAGCCCGAGTTCGAAGGCCCGCAGATAGCACTGGCGCATGGTCGGGTTGATCCGGGCGCGGGCGCACTGGTGGTGGGCGCTGATCGCTGCGGCCGCGCGGCGTCCCACCTTGGTGGGTTGGCGGGCAATCTCGCCCAGCTGCTCGTATAGTGCGTCGCTGTTGGCGATCTCTGCGTCCAGGATCGTCCGGAAGTCGCGCTGGAGCGCGAGGAACTGCTGGCGTGCCCGTGCACGGTCCACCTGATCCAGCGGATGTTTGAGCGCCTTGGCCAGATCAGTCTCGCCGAGTGCTGCTGTGGCAGCGTCAACGACCAGGCGCAGCGCCTGCTCCTCTGACAGACCGGCATCAGGTATGACCATCCGCACCGTGGGTCCGCCTAGCGCGAACAGGCTACGCACGGGGGATGGTCACCTCGATGACGCGGCGGATGCCATCGCGGAACCGGCGGACCAAGCCCTTCTGCTGTGGCGGCATCTCTGGCGGCAGTTCCTGCGGCTCCTGCTCCTCTTCGCCGGGTTGTCCCGGAGCCTCCCCTGCGCCCGGCACCCCAGCCTGCCCACCCATCATCGCCATCAGGTCCTCCTGTTCCTCGCCGCCGCCCTCCTCTCCGGTACCCTGCATCTCCTCCATCTGCCAGACCTGTAGCGCAGTGCCAGCCAGCGGCACTTGCGTGCTGAGTGACCACGCCCCGCCTTTCGCCATGTAGAGCCTGGAGCATACCTCGTACTGTTTGTCTGGGTCGTCATACAGGTGCGGGAAATGCTTATTCACCGCGCCCTCGACCTGATACCACAGTGCCCGGTCCTGGGGGATGCGCCGCAGCGGCCTATCCGCCCACGTTCGCTCCTCATCGATGCAGCTTTTGCCGGCGGACAACCGCGCCTGCGCCATCCGCGTCGCGTACTCCTCGCGTTCACTACCCAGGTTGACCCAGGTGAATTTCCACGCGCCTTGGTCGAACTTCGACACGACCTCGTCGTTCCAGAAGCTCGCCAAACTCTCCATCAACGGGATGAACCCACTCTCCTGGCCGTGCTCTATCCGCGTCTCGGGGTCCTCAGCCTGCAGAGCTTGCCGCCGCAGGTCCACGCCCGGGAAACCCAGTTCCTCGGGATTGATCCCCATCAGGCCCCACAGCAGGCACGCACTGAGTACTATATAGCGCTCCCACTGCATGTCGCTGGGGCGTTCCCCGATGGGCAGCCATTGTACCTGCGGTCTATCCGTGCCCACGGGCGCCCTGATAATCGGAATGGCTTGCCAGCGGCCAGCGGGCCCGCCTATGTTCAGCTCCAGCGTCGATATGAACTCGTCTAGCGTGGTCTCGTCCACGTCCGGTATCTGGAGAATGCCCGGCGGCATCCGGTTCTCCGTGAACTGCCCCAGGTTGTATTGATATGCGTAATGCAGTCCGGCCAACAGGTCGACCGCGTACTCGATCTCCGTGCGCCCGTACCCCATATCCAGCGGGTCTGTCGAGGGTAGCCGGCAGTAATAGCCGAACTCGTCCCACTGCAGCTCGTACTCCACGTTGTTATCTGGATCCAGTAGGACCCACTCGACGATTTTCTCGTCCTGGCGGTACTCGTGTTTGTACAAATCGGGATCAGCGATTCGGATCGAAGCGCCGGGCACAGGCCGAAACCAGCACACAGGATAGCGACGAGCATCCGTACCATGTTCAATGCGGATGCCGGCGCTGCCGTAGACGTACGAATCGTCTACCAGCCACATGTTGGCCTGGCGGAATGGCATTGCGGCGGTGCGCCCATCGCCGGCCCAGTAGCCTGGACGATCATCCACCGGGCGACCCCACCGTACCCCGCCGTTGAGCAGCAGCGACCGAATCTCGTCACGGCGTCGTTCGCCCACCGTGGTCAGCTGCTCATCCTCGTCGGCAGTGATCACGTCAAAGCCGACGTCGCCCTGGAATGCGGGTATATGGCAGTAACGTTGGACACGTTGGACGTAGTACTGGACGCCCCGCCGGACGAACGGGTGCCGACCCAGCGCGCCTAGAATGCGGAATGTCATCCGGCTGACGGATTTCGGCTCGACTAGTCCCGAGTACATCTGGCGGAACAGCAATGTCTGTAGCCGCCGCGGTGCGGTCGGGGTCTCGCGGGGTCTCGTCTCGCTCGGCATACGGTACGCTCCTGTCTATCGCGGCAGAGGTGGCTGCTGTCTCCGCCGCCGCCGAATCTCTGCCGGATCCACGGGCTGGCCGTACTGGTCCAGCATCGGCGGCTCCTCCTCATGCCGCATACCGACCTGCTGGCCATTGGGCGACCGGAACTGGGACCCTATCACTGGTCCGCCTTGCCGCAGGATAGTCACACTACTCCCCATTCCAGCCATCAGGTCCGCCGCTACCGTCGCATAGCTGTGGGCATGGCGGTAGTGGTCGGGGCCAGTCTGCTGCCAAACTACCCGGGGTCGGTTCTGCGCGTCCTGTTCGGTGGCGCGGGCCATCGCCGTCATCTGCTCGACGAACTGCTTGCGCTGCTCGTGCGGTAGTGGGCAGAATACATCACGCTCCATGATCAGCCGTTCGGCACTGCGATCTAGGACGACTGTACGGTCCAGGTCCACCCGCGACTGCCCCCAGTCCGCCTTGATAGGTTCGCCCCCCTTGATCGGCTGTGTCGTGTAGTACGCCAGCAGCACTCGGCGCCGAAACGTCCGCGCCAGTGCCTGCGCCATCGTCGTCTCCGGCAGCGCGTCAATCACGCACACCCGTACGTTGTGGAGCTTCAGCAGCTGATCCAGGTTCGCCCAGTCGGTCTCGCCTACCCAGTGGTACAGTCTGGTTCCGTCCGGGGCCTGGTGCCCGATGCATATATGTAGTATTTGACCGACATCTACACCCGCGAAACAGGGGCCGTCATGGATCTCGCACCGTTCGGTGCGCCCCAGCAATCGGCTCACTATCTCCTCGTCTACCAGCAGTTCGCCACTCGTCGCCGGTAGGCCCAGCACGTGATTGTAGAAGAGCTGCGGATCGGCGATTTCGCCCTCCGGCTCGCCCGCCCCGGCCACGCTCCGTCCTTCATAGGCCGCCCATATCCGGTCCGCCGTCCAACCCGGCAGCAGCATCCGCGACAGGTGATACATCCGCCACTCGGCGTCCGGCTGCGCGTGCACCCAGCGCCCCGCCTGAATCTGCTCCCACCCGATTGGATGCCCGCGCGGACACAGGTACGTCTCCCTGCCCACGTTGTCGGGCCACTGTAGTGGACCCTCCCACCGGCATTCGCTGCAGGACACATACCACTCGCCCTGCGTGCTCCGCCGCCACAGTCGGTCCATGCCGTACCGCGGCACCGTCGGCGTCCCGATCACCATGCGCCACCCGTAGGCGCTATGTGCCAGTCGCTGCTCGTACAGGTCGAGCACATCCGGGCGGCTGTAATCCAGTTCGTCGTGGACCACCAGATCCGCGGGTTCCGATAGGGCCTGGCTGTCCGCGGAGGCGCCCTTGAACCGGATGATACTGGTGCCCCGGCGGTGCGGAAACGCCTTGATTTCCTTGCTGTTGATGCCGCGCACGCGCCGCGACAGGTACGGACTGGAGTCCAACGCCAGTTTCGCCCGCGCCGCCGAGAACGCCATCACCTCGGTCTCCGTGTGCATGGTGTAGATGCACCGGAAGCCGGGCTTGGTGTCGGCCAGCCAGAATACCCGGCAGATCGCCAGCGTGGTTTTCCCGACCTGCGAGGCCGACATGATCCCTATCCGCGGCGTATCCCGCAGCAGCAGCGGTTCACACATGAATGGGTGACTGTCGAAGTCGAGAGGCTGGCCTCGCTCGGTACGCATGTAGGAAGCGGCCCATGCGAGGGCCGACTGCCGTTCGGCGGCACCACACTCCTCTGCCGCCGCGATCATGCTCCCCAGGGACTCGCGCAGATGCCCTGCCGTACGGCTGGCCACTACTGCCCAGCGCTTGGGACGGTCCTCCCTATTCTCCGTTGTGGTTGGCGATTGGGCCACGGCGCAATTCCTCCGCCAGACGCGCACGGTACTCCTCTGGCAGGCCTGCCCGCTCCGCCGCGTCCATCAGTTCCCCCGCCATCTGGGTGATGATCTCCGCCTGGAACGGTGTGGGATCGGCCTGTTCTGTCAGCTTCTTCAGGCGCAGCTTCGCGTCGAGGACGCTGAGCAGCGCATTGATCACCATCAACGGCGGCACGGCGCCGGCTCCCACCGCCAGCTCACGTGCCCAGTGGATGGCCCCCACGGCCTCTTCAACGCCACTCTCGAGGTCTTCCACTGTCACCTCAGGCTGCTCGACGCGGTCCTGCATCTTGGGCGCCAGATAGCGGCACCGCAGCCCGTGCACAAAGTGTGGGCTGTCCAGCCCTCGCGGCGTGGCCCCACCGTGTAACTTGCACCGCCCGACGCCCGCGTGATCGGTGCCCCAGCCCGCAGGACGTCGGCACGGTGCCCCGGTGCCCTTCGTTTTGGCGCCGCAGGTACCCGTGATACTGCTCTGTGGACTCAGTTCTGCCTTTCCCATCGCGTGATCCTTACAGGTCTCCGACTGTCATGAGGTTAGGACATCGGCAGACTGTCATGGACTTGTGATCAGTCCAGCCTCACTACACCCTCGGCTTCCAGGTACATGCGAAACTCTCTGGCCTCCATCTGGCCCAGTGTTCCGTCCTCAGTCTCATACAGCACCAGCGCCGTGTCCGGATGCGCCTTCCGTTCGGATGGGAGGTACACGGCGAAGAGCCGTGCACGCCCGGCTAGTCCCTTGGCCATCACAATCCGTCGGCACTGATCCAGCGCCTTGACGAGGACTAGGTTGTCGGCCACGTCGGGGTAGCCGACCTTGACCTCGCCGATCCATCCCCAGCCGCGTCGTGTGCCACCGATATCGTACCCAGGAGCCGAAGCGCGGCGACAGCGGGCCCGCGCGCCGAAGAAGTAACGGTGATACCAGCGCTGATAGTAGGTGGCCTCCGCGAGTCGCTGACGCCTCTGCTGTGTATCTACGCTGCTGGAGATGCTATTAGACACGATGCCTCCGCCCTGTGTATTTGAGGCACGCTCGCTCTGCTTCCGGCAGCAGCTCGGCGGCTTGGCGCTTTGCCGCCCTGCGAGCGATCGATTTCGCCGCAGCTCGTGGGTGGCGTGCGCGAATGATGTTCGGGTACGCCTCCCAGATCGCCTCGTGGATCGCTGCGAGGAGCGTCTGCAGGTCCGTGAGGCCAAACTGCACCATCGTCTGCCTGGCGATCACGTCCCAGTCGGCACTACGATCGCGGAGGAAGGCCTCACACGAGACCTGCATCAGGGCCAGCAGTTCGTCGGGATCAGGAGGGACCTGGTGGTCTGTCATCTGCTACCCTATACCTAGTGGGTAAAAACACCATGTTCATGTGCGTTGACGGTTTCACTATTTTTCCTCTGCTATTCGCCTAGAGTGATTCCGGGCACCATGTTCGTGTGCGTCGATGCTTCTGGCACCGCTCAAGGGACCAGTCGGTCAACCACCGCCCGAGGCTTTGCGCCGCATAGCCTCCCGAGCAGAACAGCCCTACTACGACAGGTGCAAGATTCCAGCCGGGTCGCCGTTCAGCGTACCGTGGCGGGTCTGGGTAGCAGCCTCGCACTAGCCAGTCCACGATCTCCTGTTCTGCCTGTTGGACCGCACGCGAGATGGTCGTCCGGTGACAGCCTTCGAGTAGGGCGATCTCGCCCTGATAGTACCCGCCGATCCAGTAGAGGGCTGCTGGGACGAGTCGAGGCCATGGCTGGTACAGGATCGCCTGCTCGATGTCCGCCTTCTCGATGGCGAGCCGGAGGATGTAGGAGAGGGCGTCGTCGGTTCCGAAGGGTGCCTGCAACCCGGGCACGGTGGCGGGGTCGTGCAGCAGATCGGCAATGGTGCGGTAGCTGTGCAGCACCGCTCTGGCCCGTGATTCGGTCCACCCGTCGGGTCTATAGCTAGGCATCGTTCAGCAGCAGTACGCACCTCCGCGCCTTAGTCTGCACTACTGGACTGCCCTTTGTCAATGCGGTCCTGCTCCCGCTGGACCGGGTATGATCGCTCCGGGGCACGGATGCCACCCATCCAGCCCTGCCTGCCGCGCCGCCCGCGCAGTCGGGTACCAGACATCTACCCACACCGCTCGCCGCCAGTCGGGGCACCCACGGCGTTTCGCAATCCGCCGGGCGATGCTGTCGTTCCGGCGGGCGCCGCAGTCCAGCACCTGGCGCAGCCCTGCCTTCTCGGTCCACACGTAGCTCCCGTGGGGTAGGAGATTGCTGGCCGAGGTGCGCAGGGTACAGGGTTTCCCACGCCGGTCAACGCGGCCTGCACGGCCCTCGTCGCCGGTGTAGTGCGTCAGCACGAACAGGCGCTCCGCCTGGGCACCCGTGACCAGCCCCAGTGCGTACCCGTAGCGTTGCCACGGAGTCAGTTTGCCGTAAGCCCCTGACAGCGCTTTGATGGCGCACTGTTGAAATGGGTCAAGCGGATGCGCGGGCTGTGGTCCGCCGTACAGCGCGAGGATCCCGATCGTCGCGAGAGGGGCAATCATTACTCGGCCTCTCCCGGCTTCGACCTGTCCAGCCGTTGTTGCAATTTCTCCCGCATCGCCTTGGACCTTGCCCGACGCGCGGACCGTTCCTCACGCAGCATTGTCGTCTGTTGTTCTAGTTGTCGTGCGCGTTCGCGCCAGAAGGTCGCCTCGCGCTCGCAATCCGCCCGTGCGGCGGATGCCAACAGAACGGCCAGGAAAAATCCAAATGCAAAGCCTCCTAGTCCGGCTACGTAGATCATCCTTGTCTTCCTCCCGACTCCCGTTGTACATTGTGCCGCTATCGCGGCAATAGACTGTCCGTGCGGAAAGCGCAGCATTGTTGGGCTTTCTCCACGCCGACAAACTGCATCAGCGTCTATCCTCCGCTGGCGTCCTCGTCATCGGCGTCGCCGTCATCGGTGTCCTTATCGCCGGCGTCCTCGTCGTCGGGGTCGCCGCCGATACCTGCCGTGGCAGATACACGCTGTCGCAGATATCGGCCGCCCATGTCTGTGGCTAGCAGCATTTCAGCAAAAATGACGGTCAGCCACTCCACCGATTCGGGATACGCCGGACCCTCGATGCGGATCACGCGTCGGCGCTCCTGGCTCGCGTCCATGAACTCGATGCGCACAGCAGGCAATTTCCGAGTCACTATCCATTCATCTCACCTCCTCGTAGTCGTACTCCAATTGCAGCAGCCGTTGCGGCAGCACTTCCGCTGCCGTCCGCGGGTCAAGCCATACGGACTCGACTCGTCTCTGCATTTGCTTCCCTGTACCCTCGCCCAGTATCCCAGTGCCCCGGGTCTTTCCCGCTGCATGGCACACCGTCTCCCAGTCCACACGCCTCCACCCAGCCTCCTCCAGAGGCGCGTACACGGGGTGGGCGTACCCCGACAGCACAACGCGACCCTGAACCTCGTGCAGCAGCCGCTCTACTAGCCGTTCGTGATCCTCCAGTGTCAGTTCGTGCTCATAGTTCCCGCTTCTTCGTGTCTCTGGGACATAGGGCGGGTCGAGGTAATGGAGGCAATCTGGCGCGTCGGTCGCTTGCACCGCCCGCCACCAGTCACCGCACAACATCTCGGCATCACGGATGCGCTCGACAACCTCCGGCAGTCGCTCCACTGCCATGATCCAGCTATTCACCACGCCAGAACGCCCACGGTTCGTGGTCGTGCGACTGTGCCCGTGAGTATGCGGGTGTCCACCGAAGCCTTGGCGCACCATCACGAACCACTTCCACGCCCGCAGGAGTTCGTCTGGCTCGTCACGCCACGTGGCCCTACATTCCCGCCACAGGCCTTCGTGGTACTCTGTCCACTGGCACCGGGCGATGAACTCGTCGGGACGGTCACGCAGTACGCGAAAGAATGTCATCACGGCCTCGTCGGCATCGTTGATTGTCTCGTGGGGGCAGGGTGCTTTCGCGAAAAAGACCGACCCGCCCCCAAAGAACGGCTCATCGTACTGCTCATGCCTCGGCAATAATGGAAGCAGCTTCGCAGTCATATTCCCTTTGCCTCCAAACCACCATAGAGGAGATCGCAGGCGCGCCATCAAGCGTCTCTCCCATCAGCGGACTCCTCGCAGCATGGGAGGGTCCGCGCCGCCACCTCCACACCCTCCTGGTCCCCGTACCGCTTGCGCATCACCAGCTCCACAATCCGCGCGTCGTCCGTGAACAGCCGTCCCTGCAGGCCGTCCAGCACTGCTTTCGTCAGGTTGTCCAGGTCGGGTCGGCGCCAGGGCACCCAGGGCCACGGGTCGGCCTTCGTCGGGCGCTTGGGCAGGGACCTGGGCTTAGGCCGCACGAAGGTCAGCTCTAGGACCACCGGGCCCTCCAGGGGGTGCCGGCAGTGCTGGAGGGCCACAGCTGCGACGGTCGCCACCCAGTTCTCAGTGTCACGTTCCCGCCGGATACCCACGCGGGGACTTTGCCGGCTCCCGAGTCGCACGGCTTTCAACCGTTGCACCCGGCAGGGGCCATCGATCCAGAAGCGCACTGCCCAGGGCGCCCCCGTCGCAGGATGCTCACCCACTGTCGCTGTTCTCCTGCACCATGATCCCCACCAGATGGCTTTGGGCCGTCGCGCGTTTGTACTCGGCGGCTACATTCGGCCAGGCAGGCAGGACAGCTCGCTCAAAGTACGTGCAACGCTGTCCCCCGAGGACATAACAGCTGTGTCCCCAGAGACACTCCCCGTCGCGGGAGTTCCAGTTCGCGCATTCCTCGCGCACTACGGCCCGCAGGTCACGCCGGGGGCCTCCGGTGGTGATGGTACGCACAGTTAGTCCCCCTCCTCTGTTAGGTCGTCCATCAGGCGCTCCAGCAGGGCCTCGTCATCGCCCGCGCCGTTACCAGCGCCGTTGCCCGCACCATTGCCCTTGCCGTCGTCCTCGCCATCGTCCTCGTCATCGCCGCCAAGCACGTCCCAGGCCGCGGCCAGGGCCTCTATCAGCCCCTGCAGTTCGTCGGGCCTCAGGGACACACCCGCCCTGGTGGGCCGCCATTGATCCCCAATCCACGCCCACCAGCGGATGTCCACCCGCTTCTCGCCGTGCCAGATTGTGGTCTGGATCATCAGCAGCCTGTCACCCCGTTGCAGATAGGCCAGCGTCTCGTTCATCTCGGTTCACCTCTTCGCGCTCGGGACATTGCGTTCACCATTCGGCCCTCTTTGAGCCAGGTCCTCAGGATCTCGTACCGGTTGAGACGGAGGATCGCAGTCGTGGCAGGGGAGAATTCGCCCTGCTGTCGCTGCAGGGCAATCTGCTTTCGCAGAAGCGGCGGGGTGCGGGCCTCTGCTTCGCGGTCTATTTCCGCCCGTTGCTCTGAGGAGAGGCTCTCATAGAGACGATCCAGCTCCTCCTCCTCGGCTTCTCCTTGTATCTGATCCTGTCGTCTCGCTCGCTCTGCTTCCCGCAGTCTCTCCTGTTGTCTTTTCTCCTCTTTGGCCTTGAGGTACTCCTCTGGCACCTGCCAGTTCTCCTGAAGTGCCTTGACCAGAAAAGCCGCCTTGTCTTGGGCACGGCTGTAGTCAATGGCCTCGATCCATTCGCGGACTGCACTGGCGTCGCTGCGCTTCACCAGTTCTCTGGCTGTGCTCTCAGATACCTTGAGCTGGACAAGCTCGGCGACCAGGGCTTCGTCTGCAGCTTCGTCTTCTAAGACGAGTTCGGCTGCCGCGGTGGTTTGCTTTGCGGGCTTAGCCTCGAATTCTTCGTCTATATGGGGCAGGGCCTCCTGTGCCCCGTTAGTTAGTCGGCGCTCGGCTTGCGCCTGGCGGATTTCATCTCTGGCACGCTCGCCGGGCCGGTAGAAGATCAGCCAATCCCCGTCGTCTCGGGCTTCCCGCCACTCGTAGCTTGCTAGAAAACCGGTGTCCACCAGCTCCTGGTGCCCTGGATCGAGCTGTTTTCGCGCGTGAGACAAATACTGATACTGTTCTACGGGGAGAAGTTGAGCCAGTGTGGAGTATCTGAAGCACACCTCAGCTTGCCGATGGTTTCGGACCCCATAAAACTTGACGCCAAGGATCTCGTAGAGTCGGCTGGCTATGGGGCTTCGTAGGCTTTGCTGATAGTGGTAATCGAGAGGTTTGACGTAGAAGGAGTTAATGCTCTGTAGGTAGAGGTCGCTGAGGTAGAGGTAGTTGGTGTCGGCGATCTCGCCGTCGCGAAGGCGCTTATCCTGAAACACCACGGCATCATAGAGGTGAAAGACTTGGGAGACCCTGTGCCGTTCGCCCTTGTCGTAGAATGCCCCCCCGGACTTGATCGAAGTCATGGTAATGCGCTCCAACGCCCTCTTGATAGCCCGGTACCGCTTGCCGCCGTACTCTTGGCTCCCCGGTTGCTTCCGCCAACCCATTCTCTCACAGAGGCTGTAGAGAGACCCGAGGCGTATCGGGTTCTCCACTTGCCCCTTATCCCTGAGTATCTCAGTGATGATCTGCTTAACCGCGCGATGTACCTGCCGGTCAAATGGCCCTGGGTAGCCGTACTCTGAGTTTGCTGATACGCTCCAGAGGATTTCGACCCGCTCGCCCTCTCTCTCGGCTACTGCCCGAAACTCTGTCTGCAGTCGTCTCCGTAGTCCCTTAGTGGTGAGGGCAAAGAACGGAAAGACTAACAGGTTGACCTCGGACCGGATAAACTCAAGATCAGTTAGCTCAATGGTCTTTTTCGGCTTGGCGATCATAGAATCCTCCCCGTGGGGCTCCTCGGATAAATCCGGAGGTAGTTGATAGAGACAACAACAACACGCTGTTCTCTTGTTGTTGTTGTAAATACTTAAAGACTCTTGGGGCGCAAATCGAGCTAGGCGTTGCCTAGGCCGAAAAAGCCCATGGTTAAGCCATTTCTGAGGGATTGGGACACCCCCAAATTGGCCCATTTTCTTGGTTCCAGGTACACGTTTTCTTGGTTCCAGGTACACGTTTTCTTGGTTCCAGGTACACGTTTTTTTGGTTCCAGGTACACGTTTTCTTGGTTCCAGGTACACGTTTTTGGGGTTCCAGCGACACCATTCGATCTGCGTGCTGTAAATGCGATAGACGACGCACATCCACAATGCCCCGTAATCGCGCGTAGAGGCACCGTCAACGCGATTCCAGCGCCTCCGCGGGTAAAAGTGCCTCCTGCATCAGAAACGCGCCACCAGTGGCCTCTATTCGCTACTTTTCTGCAGTGTAGATAGGGCGCCGTGGCGGGACGGCGCCCACGCCAAGCGACTCGGTAGCGCCCGGCTGCCTGATGACCCGCCTGCAAGCAACCGGGACGTGTGGCCGCATAACGCGGCCAAAAGGGACCGGCAGGGAGCAGACGGCGACCATGAACGACGGGCGTGCGCCGTACGCTGAACCGTTTCCCATCACGATCCGGGTGCAGCCGGGGAGGAGAGAGGCCGACTGCAATGCCCCCTATTCGCGATGGGTGCCTGAGGCGTACGGGATGCCCGCCGACACCGCTGTCCCTGCCGGTGATGTACATACTATACCTCCGTAGCTGTGCCGTCGTCGAGTTGATACACCACGAGTCCGGGTGCCCGTGGCGTATGTCCATTGCCCGGGGTCGCCAGGACCAGTGCCTGCACGCCCGACCGCAGCAGCATCGCCAGTAGTTGGGGGCGGTTCGCGGCGTCCAGCCTGTCCGCGGCGTCTACGACCACCATGGGGAACCCCGTCAACTTAGCGAAGGCGACCTGAATCGCTACGCCGACGCGCAGTCGTTCGCTCTCGGACAGGAGCCTGATGGGTGTGGTCTCGTCGCCACGCACGACGGTCAACGAGAAGTCCACGCCGGGGTCAATCGCCAGCTGGAAGCCCGTGAAGGTCTTGAGCACATCATTGATCGCGTCGATGACCTGCCCAACAGTAGTGGTCATCGCCTGTGCCGGCAGACCCGCCGGACCGAACTTGTTCACGAGGCTGTCCAGTAGCGCGACCTCCTGCCTGGCCTGCGCCAGCATCCGCTCTGTCTCCTCGCGGTGTTTCCGCGCCTGCTGGGCGGCATAGGCCGTACGGATCACGGCCTCTTGTTCCGCGATTGCCGTCAAGACCATGTCCCGATGCACAGTCAGTGCTGCGATGTCTCCCGACTCCTCGCGCAGGTCGCCCCGGAGGGCCTCAATCTCCTGCTCGAGAGACTCTAGGCGCTCTTCCAGTTCTTGGCGACGTAGGGCGGTTTGCTCTGCCGCTTGCTGGGAGTCCAGCAGCTGGGATAGGGCGTTCTGGGCCTCCTGTACCGTTTGTCGTGCCTCGTCGCGTTCCGCCTCCCGCTGCGCGACCATCTCTGTCAGCGCGGCACATTCACTCGCGAGCTTATCCGCGAGCGCAACGAGTTCGTCGCCCCGCGGACAAAGGACACCGTCCAAGGGGCATGTCGAGTCCGCCGGCGCCCGGGATTCTAGGGTAGCCTTCATGGCGGCCAACTCGCCATAGGCCGTCGTCAGAACCCGTTCGGCCTCGTCCAGCCGGGCCTGCGCCGCCTCTACCGCCTTGCGGGCTTTCGTGACCGCTGCCTTCGTCGGCGGTTCCGTCGTGGGGAGCTGTTCTAGAGCCTGCCGGATGGCCGCCTCATCGGCCTCAGCCCGCGCCAGGCGTTCCTGTGTCTGTTCCCGGTGCCGCGTTCGCTCCTGGACCCGCCCGATTCGAACCTGCAAATCAGCCAGCTCAGCACGGGCTGAGGCCAGCGCCGTCTCCATCTCTGTGATGTTTACTGCTGGCGCAGTCTCCACTACCACTGCCAACTGCGCCTCCAGCTCCTTCAGCCTCCGCCGGGCAGTGGTCCGACGTGCGTACACAGATGCGTGGACGCTCTCGGCGAGTGCTGCGCCGACTAGCCGCGTTGCCAGCTCGTCCCGGACCGCCTCGCGCTCCTCCTCCGTCAGTTGGGAGGCGAACCATTGCGCATCTGCTTCGCCTCCCGCGAGACTGAAGAGAGTCGCCTGCTGCTGTTTCGGTGGAAGGTCGATGAATCCTTCACTCGACAGCAGGCAGTCGGCGAGCTCGATCCCCGGCACGAGCTGGCGGATGTAAGCCTCCGCTTCCACAGCGACGAGCATGTCCAGCCGCCCCGGGGCACTGCAGTAGGGCCGGACGCCCGTGATGATCTCTCGTCCACATACGACCGTCCGGTCATCTGTGTCCAGGACGACTTCACAGGTCGCCTGCGTATGTCCATACCGGACTAACGGCTTGGCCAGTTTGCCATCGCTGGTCGTCCAGCGGCAGTGGCCCGTTAGGGCCATCTGCACAGCACCTGCCAGGGAAGATTTCCCCGAGCCGTTTGCCCCGAGGACCAGCGTCAGATTGTCCAACGTGATGTCCACGTCTTTCAACCCGCGGAATCCATGGGCAGAGATTCTCTCTATTCTCACTTTATCCTTCCTCCTTCGGCCTCGTAGTCGGACCTAAAACCCGAGATTCAGTCCCTCGGCTGCGCCGTCTGGCGCATCCTCTGGCGCATCATCTGGCACGTCGTCTGGTATATCGTTCGCGGCCGAGGGGGTGTCTAGGACTTTCCTATCCTTGCTTCCATTCCGCTTACGCGGCTTCCGCGTCTCTAGCTGCCGCGCAGCCCATGCCAGCGCCTCCTCTGCCTCTGTGCGGCTCAAATCGGCGAATCGGCACACAGTCGTGTCACTGGTGACCTGCCTGCAGGCGGCCTCCTCAAAGGCGGCAACGACCATGCCAGCTGCCTCCGCAGCCTCTTCTATCGCCGCCCAGGCCGTCCTTTGCCCGAGGTCTGGCCCTTCAGGCGCGGCCCCCGGCACCAGATCCTCTTCTATCTCCACATCGTCCGGTAGCTCTATCTCTTCCTCACTATCACCACTATAGCTAGAGCTAGCGGGCAACGCAGGCGCCCCCTGGGGATTTCGCATCTGGCGGTACCGGGCGCCAATCGTCAGCAGATCATCGATCCGCCAGTCCGGGGCTACCAGATGGAGGATAGGGTGGCTCGTCGTGCGCCGTTTGCCCTCGCGGCCGTCCCAGTACTCGATCTGCTCCATGCGGCGCACGAGTTTGAAGGGGACTGACGGCAGTGCCTCCGGTGCACCAGTGTGCGCCACGAAGATTCCAGAGAAAAATTCCCACTCGTCGTACACGGCGTTCATGCCGTAAAACGACGACGTGTCTATCTGGTAGACACCCCTCATGGAGACTCTCGGCAGCACCAGCTGGAGGTTCCCGATTTCCTGGCACTGGCCCTCGCGGTACCATGGGCAATCGCGATGATCACAGTTGATCTCGCGCCACTGCCCCGTCCCTTCGTCGAAGCGCCGCGCCATTTCACCATCTCCTGTGCATTTCAGGTGCCCGCCGCTGCCATAGCTTTTCAGCCGCACGGGGAACCACTCTGCTATGCGCGGCGTCGGGACAAGGACGTCCAGTTCTGTCGGTTGCGGTCCATACACCGCAGCGACTTCCTCTGGCACCCGGAAATAAGACACCTCTCGTGGGTGCTCCCTGTCGCCCTTCCTCACCCGCTCCCCCAAGCCGATCTTCCCCAGCCGAGGGAGCAACCTCCGCCGAAATGCCCTGACGGCCATCTCATCGTTCATCTCACTCATTGGACTCTCCTCCTATCGTGCAATACTGCGATAGATCGCAGTACCCGCAGCCATAGCGGCTGTCGGGATTAGCGGGGAAAATCCCCGCGTCGATGGCTTCCACGACGGGCGCGACTACCTGCTCAATGACGCGCCCCAGGTAGTCGTTCGTCCGCGCCGTCCGGACCGCCTTCCGCGTGCGAAGGTGCACGACCTCCTGGTAGTCATCCTGCTGATCGCTGATCTGGCGGAAAAGCCAGCTATACAGCGATAGCTGGAGGTCACGCCGAACGTCCGGCCGGGTGCGGCCTGACTTGATGTCGCTGATGACGATCTGACCGTCCTGGAGGTAGATTCGGTCTATGTGCCCTACCAGATACCAGTCCAGTCCTGGCAGTGGCACGCTGAAGCCCTCCTCGACGGCGATATCCCGCTGGCCTTGGCGCCACTGGTCATACCACGGCAGCCATTCCCTCTCAGCGGCGAGCAGGTCCTCTAGGGCCACAGGGTCGTCGATTCTAAGGGTTTCCCACTGCGCCCGCAGTGTCGCCACTGCGTCATCGATGGAAACCCCGGCGTGTAGGACCTCTACCGCCCTATGCACGCAGGTGCCGAGGGCAGCAGCGGGGCTGGCCTGCCCGTGTAGTCCATCGATGTACTGGAGCCGATATCGGCGAGGGCAGGCGAGATAAGTCTGGACCGCCGTCACGCGGATTGATTTTGTGACGGGGGGCTGCTTCGTTGGTGCGGCGGAGAGATCTATGGGAAGGTCTACGAGCGATAGTCGCATGCCACACACTCCCGCGCATTCTCGTCATCCTCGGCGTAGACCAGCCTTTCGCCACATTCCGGGCAGTCGCCGGAAGCTGGCCAGGCCTCGAGGAATCTCTGTGCGATGACGCGATAGGCATCGTTCTGCCAGACCCCCTCTCCGCGGGCAATCTCCATCAGTGCCCGGCGCAGCAGCGACCGAGCACGCTCGGGCGAGCGGATTGCCAGTTGCTCCAGCAGAGCGACCAACAGCCCAGAATCATCATAGATCTGGTTGGCCAATCGACGCTGGGCAACGTGGCGCTCCGCTGGCTTCCGTACAAGGGCGACAGCCTGGCGTACTGTATCGCCTATCTCCCCTGGCCTTGTCGCCAGCCACGTGATCTCTGGCCAGCGGAGCCACCAGGCGAATACCATCCGATCGAACTCAGCATGGACCAGCAGGTCCACACCTGCTCGGATGGCAGCACTGCCCTCCGGGTGGCCAGACCAATGACTGGACCAGTGGCAATTGGACCCGACTGTAGGTGTTATCATGGTAGTCTCCTCCTATGGGGTTCCCCGGCGGCTGGCGGGTGCGGCTCGACTAGGCGATCTGCTGCATGGCTGGTGCGTGCCAGCCGCCGGGGTATGCGACTCTATCTCGTTCGGCGCGCTTGGTCGCGCACCTGCTGCAGGTTGAGGATCTCGACAACCTCAAACCTGGGCGGCACCGCGCCCTCCACCGGCCGAAGTCGCAACACCGTTGGGAAATAACCCATTCGTCCGTGGAGCTCCGCGAGCACAAGCGCGGCGATGATGCTGAGCGCCGGCAGGTTCACAAGGATCGGAAGTGTCTGCCACTCCTCTGGCGTAAGCCCCACGCTTTCGATCATGGCCCTCGCCTGCTCAGCAAAGGGCCGCGCGTGGTCAAACTGGCAGGGTGCATCGCGAACTTCAGCGACTTCCCGGCCCGTCAGCCGCGCGATCTGCTGTAACTGCTGATCGGTGATCGGGTGACCAAAGTTGACGATCAGTCCCATCTTCTCTCCCTCCTAGGATTTGCGCGCTGATTTGCGCGCTGATTTCGTCTTGCGTGCCGGCTTGCGCGCCGGCTGTGTGCCTGAAAGCTCCTGCTCCAGCTCCTGCTCCAGTGCCGTGAAGTCTATCTCCACGGCGGCCCGCAGGCGCTGCTCGCGGAGCTGAGCCAGCGCTTTGATGATGCGCTGACGCGCCGACTCGCTGGGGCGTTGGGTGCCGCCAACAATGCGGCATAAGTAGCCGATACTCATGCCGCTGGCGGCACTCAGCTCGGTGAGGGTCACACCAAGACCCTCAAGTACTCGCTGCATTTCCTCCATTGGATCACCTCCTATGGCCTGAGTGTAGCGAAAAAAATCTGCCCTGTCAAGCCCCTGGAGAAAGTTTTTTCTCGGCTGCCCCCACACAAGAAAAGCGCCCCGGTCGCGGGGACCGGGGCGAGGGGGATATACGCTTGGCTAGCTGGGCCTGTATATCTCCAGCCACCGCCAAATCGCATCCAAGAGCTGCTCGGCGGCATCCCACGAGCTCTCGGGCCACTCGTGGACGTACTCGGGGTCGAGAAGGTCATGGACCCTCGCGACCGCCGCCTGCCAGTCGAGGTTGCCACTGCGAAAATCCTCAGCGACGTCCTCGACGGAGCCATAGAACTGGCTGTGATCGTATGTCATGGCATTGCCTCCTTGCCTGTGATGATCAGAGTATACCACACCCACCAGCCTATGTCAAGCCCCAGGGCAAAACTGTTTTCCGCGGCGGTGAGCCGCCCGCGAAGAAGAACGCCCCGGCCATGCCGGCCGGGGCGACTGGTACGGCGGCGTCGGGCACTATGAGGGCGACTACTCTCCCATCGCCTCGCGCTCCTGCTCCTGGACTGCCCAGCAGCCGCTCCGGCGACAGATAATCAGCCCTCCCAACCCCGCAGTGGCCGCTGCCGGTCGATCTCCCCGCCGCAGTGAACTCCGCCTGTCTGTCGCGGAGTCGTCGGTCGGCCGCCTCTGCCAGCACTCGTTCTGCCCACATGCGGTGGAGACGTAGTGTTCGCGCACGTCGTCGGGCGGGGATAGGCTGAGGAGCCTCTCGGTGGCAGTCGGTCGGTCGATCCTCTCGGAGAGGTAGTCGTCGGCGATGGCGATCTAACAGTGGGCGTCCTCCGCATCCATCGCTGTGCCGAGGCTTGCGATGCATGCTGTAATCTTTGCACCGACGTCGGGCGGTCGATCTGGTCGCGCACGTACTCCGTCGCGACACGATCCACCGCACCGCAGAACGCTCTGATAGTTATGGAGGACTATCCCCCTCCAAACGGCAGCCTGGCGTCCTAGACATTGCACCACGGCTGTGACAAACTATCTTTCCCAGGGACTTGACGCGGGTAAGCTTCTGTGCTATGATGGCCGCGAAATGAAAATAGGAGGGATGGCAATGATAGCAAGGATAGCGGCAGAAGTGCGGAGGGAATGGGCGCCTTGGATGGGACACAAGGCGCTCCAGGAAGTCGCTGAGGAGATCGACGAGGAGTATCGCGAGGAAGTCGTACAAGAGGTGCTGCGCCAGGCGGATATCTGGCGCGCACGGCAGCGGCCCCAGCAGATGGAGGGAAGGCCCTTCCGCGACCGCCTCACGGCGCTGTTGCGCCGCTGGTCGCGGAAGGCAATCCGCGCCTGCGGGCAAACGGTCCCGCAGGGGTGGTGGCAAGCGGAGTCTCAGCACGTGGTGACCGACCGGCGCGGCCGCTACTGGGTCTACAGAGGACTATACTCTGTAGGCCGGTGGCCGCGCAAGGCGTCTTATCTCTGCGGGGTAGAGGATGGACAACTCTGGGCGGTCCGGATACCGTCACGTATCCGGACCGTCGCGGAGGCCCTGGAGTGGGTCGTGCCGGCGGCGGCCCGGCGTCCCGGCACCATCCGGCAGGGGGACGTTTTTTTGGTCCCCAGCCGGGTGGATCGGCTGGAGGACCTGCCTCAGAACCACGAGGTACGCGTGCTCGATGATGGATCGCGGATCGTCGAGCACCCGCAGCATCCACCGGTAGTACTCCCCCCCGGCACACGCTGGCGTGTAGTACTGCGGAAGTCTGTGGGGGATGTGGTCGCAGGCGACTGAGACCACATCCCCCACGCCTCCCACGCCTCCGCCCCGGCCCCCGCGACCGGGGCGTTCTTCTTCCGCAGGACCCCTTGACAGCGCTCCCCATGTCGTGTAGGGTACCATTGTGCTTCACGCCCCGCCAGGTGGGTATAGCCTCCTTGCCTCCCTCCTCCCACCTGGCGGGGGTTTTTACGCGGAGGGCTTATCATCAGGAGGTTGGTCTACATGACCATCAGAGAGTTCTACGACGTAGTGCAGACTACCGCTGTGGACTATCTCTACGGTGACCTCATCTACCCTGCCGCGGCTGAGAGGATCTATCAGCTGCTAGACGAGGAGGGAGATGCGGCCATGCGGTGGGCTGAACACCTGCTCGAGGACGCGGTGCAGAAACTGGAACGGCAGGCGTGGGACCATCGGGAATTCTATCGGCAGCTCAACGCTGTCGCGGAACAGTACGTGCGCGGTGAGGTCGACGAGACCCAAGCCGTCTGGATGGTCCATGATCTCCTCCCCCCGAGCTATCGAGAATGGCATCCAGAGGCGTCTTATGCCTGGGCCGAGCAGCTGCTGCACCAGGCCATGGAAACGCTAGATATGCGGGATTGGGACCCTATGGAGTTCGCCCAGTTGGTGACGCTGATCGCAGAGGACTATCGCCGCGGCAACATTGACCAGGCCGCTGCAGTCCAGATGGTGCACCAGCTGTTGGGCAGTGGCTACCGACGCCTACATCCTGAGGCATCCTATCTCTGGGCGCAGCAGCTGCTGGACGATACTCTGCAGAGGATCGACATGCTGCGCGACGAGCATCCCGCTACCGAGGCCTAGCTGACCGACTTCAAGACTTTACTGGGGGGAAATCAACCACCTGACGTTATCCGCCAGGTGCAGACGCTTCTCGATGACGCGTTGCCTGAGGACCTGTTGGACTGAGCCGATGACATGCTAGACAATGCCCGTCCAGCAGATACACCGCCGGGAGACTGAGGCCTAATCGCCAGTAGCAGCGGACGGCTGTCACCCCGGCCCTCCCGACCGGGGCGCTTTTCGGGTGGCCGGAAAAAACTTTCGATAGGGGCTTGACACGCGCCCGGGAGTGTGGTATACTCTAATCATCACGATGAGCAAGGAGGCAGGAGCATGACCCAGATCGAGTTCGCGCGGACGGTGCAGAGACTGGCTACCGCGTGTTTGCACAACACGCTGAGATGCGAGGACGCTGCCGAGCAGGTGGGCCGCCTGCTCGCCGAGCACCCTGAGATAGACATATCGGACAGATCGCTCGGTGGTGCGCTCGGACTTATTCTCGAGGCGATGGATTTTGTCGAGGCCTACGAGCTCGACTAACCTAACATCTCTCCAGCAATCGCCCCGGTCCACGCGACCGGGGCGTTTTTCTTGGACGGGCAGGTATCAGGCTGCCTCGTCTCCGCTAGAGTAGGTGCTCCACCATCCTCTCGCATGCCCGCCGGCCTGCCCTCAGCACCAAGGCTAGCGATGCGGGGTCGGTGGCGAACTCGGCCTTCAGCGTCTCTTGGATCGCGGGCCACTGAGAGTCAACGATCATCTGGACCAGCCGCTGGTCCAGTTGTTCTCTCTTCTCCTCGTCGGAAATATCTGATAGGTGCACGGCCATTCCTCCTGCGCGATTGGGCTACGGTCCAGCCGTAGAGGTCTGCTTATGCGGACGAGTCCGGGGGTACCAACGGGACCACTGTGATGTACACTTTCCGCTGATCACGCAGGTGATCCGTGACCCTCAGCTCATACGCTGGCCCCTTTCCTTCTGCCGACGCCATCCGCGCCGCAGCCCATGTCGTCGCTCGCTCGATCAGCCGCACCGGCACTCGCGTCATCTCGCCATCGAACACGCCCTCGCCAAGGAGCTCGTAGTCATCCCCGTGCTGGATGACGATCTTGACTGGTGTGCCCGCCGGTGGGTACTGCAACGCGGTGGGGACCGGAGACCCCGCGCCAGGTAGGCCCTCGCCGCACCGCGCGACGAAGGCCGCAGGGAGCCTGTGTCTCTCCCCAGCCATGATGAGCAGAGTTAGCGGCGTCAACTCGAAATGCATGGGATCGCGCGGATTAACCCAGTGGCCCCCCCAGGTGAACCCCAGCCGCGTGAAGTACGGCGCGATGGCGGCCAGGCTGGGTGGCGCGGCCTCCTGGTAGTTCGTTGCGGCCGCGCTGTATACGTCGCGCCCATCGCGAAGGTGATGATTAGGGTTGAGGTCAATAGCGATGGCCCATGCATGGGGCGAAGGCGTCGAGCCACCGCGTACATAGCGGCAGCAGTAGGTCCCTCCGACGCTACGCGTGTTGCTGACGTCGATCTGGTCGGCCAGTCCGGCATCCTTGATGTCCTGCAGTGCCCGCCGCAGCCCGTCCTCCATCAGCTGATGGACGGTAAACCGCCCAATGATAGGGAAGTCCACGAGCACGCGCTTGGGTGCGGAGCTGGTCCAGACCCCGGGACTACGAGCCTTGAGCACGCACCCTCCAGTCCCCACACCTGATAGGCCGCCGAACCAGTATTCCGTCCGGGCGTGTGCCGGATCGCCGGAGGCGGCATAGCGCCGCGTAGGTCGCGGCAGACCGTGGCGGCTATCCGAGGCAGGATATACGAACCATGAATAATCCACATCCGGCAGTCGCATTGGCACGACCTCCTGAGATTGCTATCGGTCCTCGTCGCCCGGCGTGGTCTCCATGCCGGTGGGAGGTGCATCCGTCGGGGCCTCCGTCGGGGCTGGCGTCGGCGCTTCCATCGGCGCCTGCGTCCGTTCCGCCTCCTCTTGCAGGCTCTCCAGCCGTTCACGGATCGATGCTGGCCAGGGCACACCCAGCGCGGCACTGTTCTCCATTGCGGAGATCCCCTCGCGCACGGCAATCAGCGTCGCCATGGCCAGCTGGGCGAAGGCCTCGACACCTAGACCATAGTCCACTGCCCAGGCCGCCACGAGCGACACCGCATAGGCGACGAATTTCGTGATGGCCCGGCCAAACCCCAGCGAACTGAACCGGCGCTCAGCCAATGCGCGTGTCATGCCCAGGATAATGTCGCAGACGAACAGCACGCCAGCGGCAACAACGGCGCCCCGTAGTGCCTGAGGAGCAGCGTCCCAGTATAGGACCACCAGGCTCGCCAGGAAGGCCCCCGCCGTTTTGAAGGGTCCTTCCACCAGCCTAGCGAGGTACTCACCGATCTCGCGAATCTGATCCATGATTGACCTCCGACGATCAGTCGACAGTCCGTGTGACAGGCATGCCAAAGGTGATCACCAGCTCCAGTGGTGTGTGAGGACTTCTATCTAGCACAAATAAATGACTGGCATAGTAGGTACCTGGCGATACGTAGCCATACCGCGTCTCGCGGCCATCATAGTCAGGGTAGTAGAGGCCAGCTATGGGAGGCTGATAGGGATCAGGCCCTGTACTACTGGGTACGAGACGTAGTATCACTCGTCCAGTGGCAGGGGCTGCTACCGTGACTGAGAGGGCGCAGATGGCATCCGTGTCGGGATCGCTGCGGCGGCGTTTCACGAGACACCGGTGCGTCGCACCAGTCAGGTTCACGGGTGTCCCGTTCGCGTCCTGCACTGTATACGTGATCTCGATTGTCGTCGCGCCTAGGATAGGGCGAATCTGGCGGGTGGCAGGTTGAATGTCTATGATGTCAGTCATCGAGATCGGCCTCCAGATGGGCAATGGTTATGGCGCGTGCCCGACGCACCAGTGCATCTACCTCTTCAGCCAGGGCCAGGCTGGCGGTAACGCCGCGGGCACGGAAGGGCATACGGCCCAGAATGCGCAACAACGCATCACCGAAAGCCTCGCCAGAGTCTGTCCCTTGGATCAAGATCGCTACGGCACCCGGACTGACTCGTGTCTGTCCGAGCGCTTCAGCCGACATGATACCAGACAGTGCAATACTCAAGCTGACCCAAGGACTCCCGAAAGCCTCAGCCGAGGCAATACTGGGTAGTATTATAGCCACAGCACACGGACTGATCCCAGCCTCACCAAAGGCCTCGGCAGAGAGCAGAGCGAAGGGTGCTATATCCACTGAGCCAGGTATGATGATAGTGTCACCAATAGTCTCAGCTGAGACTATCGCATCCGCCATCACTGAGAGTGACAGGGCTGGTGCACCAAATGCCTGCGCCGATGTAACAGCCAGAGGCAGGAGAACGACTGGTCCAGGAGTAACTTGCGCAGCACCCAGAACTTCGGCAGACGATACGGTTTCTGGTAGAATACGAAGATCAAGCTTCGGGGAGCCCAATGCCTCGGCAGAAGCGATACCCGAGGGCAAAACAGTCAGAGCGGCTTCTGGAGCCCAGTATCCCCATGTTCCGACAGTCACCGGCGTCCCACTACCGGCGGCTATCATATAGCCTAGAGTCGCTACAGCCCGGATGTCCCCCATCAAGACCTCACCCACGTGTCCTGATCACCCACAGTCGTTTTTGTGAGCGTGAACAGCACATTCGCCCCAGCCGGGTCCGGTCCGTCATAGACCTTGATAGTCCCATCCCCGAGGTCTGTTACCACGCCCATACACGAGCGGAACCGAACCTCCCGTGCCGCATCCTCGGCCATTGCGGCGCGTTCTGGCGGCTGGAGCAGCTGATAGGTCGTAGTGGCGTCTGGCTGTGTCTCCCAGTTAGCCTGGACCGTCAGCACGCGTGTGGCCGCGATAGACGAGATAACCCGAGCGGCCTGCCCAGCACCAGTGCCACCGTCGAGCAGCAGGATGTAGCCATCATACTGCCCATCAGCGAGTACAGTTCCTGCGGCCAAGGTCAAGGTGTTGGCACTGCCTCCGGCGGCCTGGTCGTCGAGCACAACCGCACACCTCACCGGCAGCAAGGTCGCATAGTAGGCCCCGGCACTTGTCGAAACCTTATACAGGACGCAGGCTGCCTGCAGTTCGGCGGCTTCAAGCGTGATCTGATAGCAGCCAGAGCTGCCGATCTCGGTTATCTCGTTGGTGCAGTCGACGAAGGCCCCACCGTCCTTGGAGATTTTAGAATCTGCCGTAGAGGCACACCCAGTCTGCACAGCGCCATAACGGTCGCGGATGGGAAACATTAGTGTGAAGGGGCAGCCCCAGATAGGTTGGCCCAGGCCGATGTCGTTAGCCATACTGTTTCACCTCGGAGGGAACCTCTGTCACTCTATCGGGACAGTCCTGGCGTGCACAGTAAGTTTCGCTTTGGGATGTGATACCATACGCAGCCTCAGCTTCTGCGCGAGATGCGAACCAGCACCACCCATCATTGCTTACGCTCTTTTCAGCCTGCGCGATAGCCAAATCATAGGATTTTGAACTAACCCGCGAGGCCGCATAGAGTAGGGTAGTTCCGCCGAGTTTGTAGAGGCCGGGTTTAGGATCAATAGGTTTGATGTCGTCGCTCATGGTCTCATCACTCCGCGATTGTCCAGCCCTTGTTCCGGGCGATGTCACGGTCGGCTTCCGAAAGGGCAGCAATGCCCCAGTTGCCTGTGATAGTGACTGTCTTGCCAGTGACAGTACCCAGGCCTTGGAATATGGCGACTATCTCGTCGCGTGCGAGGTTGCACCCCGCATAACTGAT